CTTAGTGAGTTTTCTTGACGTAAAATATATCAACTTAATATCCCCTCGCCTGACTCTTTTCAGTCGCAAGAAGGCAGACCTGTACAATTTCAGGTGTCCTTACTGTGGTGACTCGCAAAAGAGACGCAACAAGGCAAGGGGATATTTGTTTAAGATTAAAAATAATTTTACGTATAAATGTCACAACTGTGGCGTTGGTAGATCACTTGCGAATTTCTTAAAAGATCATGATGTAAATCTTTATGATCAATACATCATGGAGAAATTTAAGGAAGGTAGAACTGGCAAGGGAACTGCTACACCTAATCCAAAATTTAATTTTAGCAAACCGAAATTTGTTAAAACTAATACCAATCTTGAGAAAATTTCTGACCTAAATATTTCTCACCCAGCGCGAGTCTATCTTGAAAAACGTGGTATCAAAGATCTAGATTACTTCTATTATTGTCCTAAGTTTAAGGAATGGACAAACAAACAAAAGAAGACATTTGATACCCTGAGACAAGATAGTGATCGCATCATCATCCCATTCAAAGACAAACAAGGGAACTTGTTTGGATATCAAGGCAGATCGCTAGCCCCTAAGGCAAAGATCAGATACATTACGATCATGCTTGATGAAGATCAACCCAAGATCTTTGGACAGGATAGAATAAACATAGACGAATCAATTTACATTGTAGAGGGACCTTTTGACTCGACCTTCTTGGAAAACTCGGTTGCCATGGCTGGTTCCGATGCTGATATTCGGTCGCTTAATTGGAGCGATTATATTTGGGTTTTTGATAACGAACCACGCAATAGAGAGATCGTCGCCAGACTCTCCAAAGTCATCGACAGAGGAGATAAGGTAGTCGTCTGGCCAAAAAACATATTACAGAAAGACATCAATGACATGCATCTTGCTGGACATGATGTGCAAACTCTGGTAGAATCAAATGTCTACCAAGGATTACAAGCAAAACTAAAATTTAACGATTGGAAAAAAGTATGACAAACGGGAACGGAATTAATGTTCGTAAGCGTGACGGGTCTCTGACCCCTCTGAACCTTGATAAGATTCATAAGGTAGTAGAAGAAGCTTGCGAAGGGTTAGGAAGCGGTGTGAGTGCTTCTGCAGTTGAAATGAATTCTGGTCTGCAGTTCTTTGACGGTATTGAAACAAAAGATATTCAAGAAATTCTAGTACGTTCTGCTAGTGACCTAATCAGTCTTGATAGTCCTAACTATCAGTTCGTTGCTTCTCGTCTTCTATTGTATGGTGTATACAAGCAAGTCTTTGGATCTGAGTGGGTTCAAGGTCTTCCTTCAGTGCTTGATCACTGCTATACATGTGTAGAGAAAAAGGTATATGATCCCGAAATTATTGATAAGTATACATACGAAGAGTGGACTAAAATTAACTCTTACATTGACCATGACAGAGATACTTTATTCACATATGCTGGTCTTCGCCAAGTAGTTGACAAGTATCTGGTACAAGATCGCAGTTCTAATGAGGTATATGAGACACCTCAATATATGTACATGATGATTGCTGTAACTCTGTTCAGAGATTATGGTGAAAATCGCTTAGAATACATTAGACGTTACTACAATGCCATTTCCAAACACAAGATCAACATCCCAACACCGATCATGGCAGGGGTCAGAACACCCCTTCGTCAATTTGCATCTTGTGTTCTCGTTGATGCTGATGACACCCTCGATAGTATCTTTAGCAGCGATATGGCTATTGGCAGGTACGTCGCTCAAAGGGCTGGTATCGGCATTAACGCTGGCAGAATCCGTGGGATCAACGCTAAAATCAGAGGTGGAGAGGTACAACACACAGGCGTTGTCCCCTTCCTTAAAAAGTTTGAAGCAACTGTCAGATGCTGCACACAAAACGGCATCAGAGGTGGTTCTGCTACAGTTCACTTTCCTATCTGGCACCAAGAAATCGAAGACATCCTAGTTCTTAAGAACAATAAAGGAACTGAAGACAACAGAGTTAGGAAATTAGATTACAGTATTCAAATTTCAAAACTTTTCTATGAAAGATTCATTGCGAATGGAAACATCACCCTATTCTCACCTCACGATACGCCAGGTTTGTACGATGCTTTTGGCACTGATGAGTTTGATGATCTCTATACACGTTATGAATCTGATGGATCTATTCCGAAGAAAACTATTGGAGCTCAGGAACTTATTCTAGATCTATGCAAGGAAAGAGCAGAGACTGGTCGTTTGTATATCATGAATATCGACCACTGTAATAGTCATTCTTCTTTCCTAGATAAAGTGAACATGAGTAACCTCTGTCAAGAGATTACACTTCCTACAACACCACTACAACATATTGATGGAGAGGGTGAAATCGCACTTTGTATCTTATCTGCTATCAATGTGGGTAAGATTAATAAGTTGGATGAACTTGAAGACCTCTGTGATCTTGCTGTACGTGGTCTTGAAGAGTTGATTGACTATCAAGAGTATCCTGTCAAAGCAGCAGAACGTAGCACACTTGCACGTCGTTCTCTTGGTATTGGTTATATTGGTCTAGCACACTTCCTAGCAAAAAATGGATACAAATATGAAGACCCAGCAGCATGGAAACTCGTCCACGACTTGTCTGAAGCTTTCCAGTTCTATCTACTCAGATCCAGTAACACAATCGCAAAAGAAAAAGGTGCGTGTGAATACTTCCCTCGCACCAAGTATGCAAACGGTGTCCTCCCAATCGACACTTACAAGCGTGACATTGATGAGTTCTGTGGAACGGAGTTGAATTATGAATGGAATTCTTTACGGGATGATATCAAAGAGTTCGGACTCAGGCACAGCACTCTGTCCGCACAAATGCCTTCGGAGAGCAGTTCCGTTGTGTCTAATGCAACAAACGGAATCGAACCACCTAGAGCATACTTGTCCACTAAGAAGTCAAAGAAAGGACCTCTCAAGCAGATTGTCCCTCAATTCGGTAGTCTCAAGACTAATTACACACTTCTTTGGGACATGAAAAATAATGATGGATACATCAAGATTGTAGCAGCAATGCAGAAGTTCTTTGACCAAGCAATTTCTGGTAACTGGAGTTACAATCCAGAAAATTATGACAATAATGAGGTTCCTGTTTCTGAAATGGCAGGTGATCTTCTTAAAACGTATAAGTATGGATGGAAGACTTCCTACTACCAGAACACATACGATCAAAAAGGAGAAGAACCCGAACTAACTGAAGAGAAGAAACAGAGTATTGAAGATTTATTAACAGATATTTTAGAAACGGAGGAGGAAGACTGTGACAGTTGCAAAATTTAGAACTAACAAACCCATGACTAGTGTAGAAGGCATGACGGTATTCAATACCGATCAAGTAGATACAACCAGAGGACACATGTTCTTTGGTGCTCCACTAGGAGTACAAAGATATGACAAATTTAGGTATCCTATCTTTGATAAGTTGACACAAAACCAACTTGGTTTCTTCTGGAGACCTGAGGAAGTATCTCTTCAAAAAGATCGTGCTGATTATCAGACTTTAAACAATGCACAAAAACACATATTTACTAGCAATCTCAAATATCAGATCCTCTTGGACTCCGTACAAGGTCGTGGTCCTGGCATGGCATTCATGCCTTATTGCTCAATACCTGAGCTCGAAGGGTGCATGAATATTTGGCAGACCATGGAGATGATCCATAGTCGCTCTTACACACACATTATTAAAAATGTATATGCTGATCCCTCTGATGTTTTTGACCACATTCTAGACGACGAGAAGATCCTCTCACGAGCACAATCAGTTACCAAAGCATACGATGAGTTTATTAACCTTGCTCAACAGTATGGTACAGGAAATATGTGGCGTGACGGATGGAATGATTCACCAACAGCAAAATGGGAACTCCATGATCTCAAGAGAAAATTATATAGAGCAGTTGCTAATGTCTATATTCTTGAAGGAATTAGATTTTACGTGTCATTTGCTTGTTCTTTCGCATTTGGTGAACTTAAACTTCTGGAAGGCAGTGCTAAAATTATCGGACTCATCGCCAGAGATGAATCACAACACATGACTGTCACTCAAAACATCCTTAACAACTGGAAAAAGGATGATGATCCAGAAATGAAAGAGATTGCTAAGGAAGAAGAGGAAAATGTTTATAACATGTTCCGTCAAGCAGTAGAGGAAGAGAATCTATGGGCAGAGTATCTGTTCAAAGATGGATCTATCATTGGTTTGAATGATAAATTACTACAGAAGTATGTTGAATGGACTGCTAATCGTCGTCTGAAGTCTATTGGACTCAATGCAATCTTTGACACTCCTATCAGCAACAATCCTCTTCCATGGACAGCACACTGGTTATCCTCTAAGGGTATGCAGGTAGCCCCACAGGAAACAGAGGTAGAATCTTACCTAATCGGGAGCATTAAACAGGATGTCAAAAAAGACACCTTCGCAGGGTTTCAGTTATAACTTTGAAATTGTCTTTGACAAGGAAAAAGAAACAACCTTACAGAAGATAAAGAGGTGGATCAGTAAACAGAAACCACCTTGGAACACCATCCTTAAATATCTTTTTTCATACATAGAAAAATGGTACTGGGATGGTAAAGTCCTGCAAACCATGGCAGGTGTTGATTTAGAAACCAAAAAACTACATGAATTATGGGAGGCAGATGACAGACAAATCACCCCGCACACAGTGGAGACAGGAGTATTTGGCGAGGAAGGCTGGTCTATCCAAATTTCAAACCCGATTGTTGGAGGAAGGACCGAAGAGTCTGAGTCAGGCATGGTACTTGGGAGCGATGCATCAGGATTACGAGAGGATGATGGGAATAAAAAAACCTCCCACTCGTGAGTCTGGACATCAAACAACACTAAAAGAGTTTTTCGCTAGGTGGAAATGAATGGATCTATGGAAAAATTATAAAGCTACTGTTGCAAAGATTTTTCCAGATATGAAATTTGTTCAGCGACACGCTGAATGGACTAATGATAAAGGTGTAAACCTAACTGCTGATTTATACTCAGGAGAACATATTATAAAGTCTAGACAAGTTGAAATTTGGGACAATAAAAACTGCAGTATCCACAACAATATAATATACCCTAGAACAGGGTCTAATTTACCCTGTTTTGGTATGGATCTCATGGGCATGAGTGACAAGAGAGTTGTTATTGTGTTCGATTTCCAACATCCTGTAGAAAAATACTTGTTCTACACACCAGATCTACCTAAAGTAGAAGGAACGTATAGATTTTTTGAAGCAGGTAATCATTTCTCTGACAACTTAATTGTCAGATATTGTAAACCCGATGAGGTAGATCAATACCTACCTTTATTTGAAAAATATTTACAATATTATAAAAATATGCTGAATGAGCATCAACCAATTGGAACTGATACTACACAGTATGTTGACTTTGATAGGTACATGATAAGACTTGACCCTATTTCTGGGTATTTGTCTAGTAGATTTGGCAAAGAAGAGTCACAAACTCTAATCAAAGAATTCTTTTTCAGTTATGCATAAAAATGGCAAGACAAATTATTAATGATCTAGCTGGAATTATTCGCAAACATCAAGAAACTCTACCTAATGTAGAAGAATTGGATGTTAAGGATAAATTTAAGGAGGTCTATAAAGAAACTGAAGATGGTAACCTAGTCATTGAGAATGATATGCACATGTGTACTGGATTACGTAAGGTACATATGGAAATTGCGAGTCTAGGACCTCTAGATATTCTGCATTGTATCTGGTATCCAGACCCTGAGTTTGATTTGCCTATTTTTGGTGCTGATATCGTAGCTAATCAGAAGATTGTTACTGCTGCTATCACAGACATCTCTCCTGTTGATGGTATAGATCACCCAATTTACGAAGACGTTGAGGATATTGCTAGATACTACAGTTTTAGACACAATAGAGAGATTCCTACATGGGGTACAATCTTTTCACCTTACAGTAAGTTTGCAAGACTAGATGATAGTGAGGAAATTGATAAGTTTTGCAATGTAGTTAACGAATATCTTGATGTATTTACTGGTGCTGTATGGAAATCAACTATGAATTACAACAGAGCAGACGAGAGATACGAAGGACAGATAGAATACTGTGAAAAACAGAAGAAAAATGATAAAACTAGGAAAATTTTAGAGAAATATTTTGGAGAAAAGTGGGCAGATGACTACATTAACGAAGTATTATTTGACGAACCATAAATAATCTCAGTACATCTATGGGATAGTGATTGATTATGAAAATCCTTGGATTTTTAAAGGATCCCCTTTTTTATCTCAGGACATTGACGGTATGTTCGGTTTTGTCTACAGGATATCTAATAAAAAGTCAGGTAAGCAATACATTGGACGCAAATACTTTTGGCAAAAACGGAAGCCTAGGGGAGGTAAACGGAGAGTCACTTCTGAGAGTGATTGGAAGCGATACTATGGGTCTTGTCCCGAACTCAAGGACGATATCAAACTACTGGGAAAGGAATCCTTCTCAAGAGAGATACTTTCTTTACACCCAACCACTGGTAAGGTAAACTACGAAGAGACAAGGCAACTTTTTCTTCATGAAGTTTTAACAAAAGCCTTGACAGACGGCACCCCTGCCTACTATAATTCTAACATCCTCGGTCGTTACTATAGGAAAGACTATTTTGATTTTGGAAATGATTCTGGCGTTGACGCCTGCTGATTATGACCATCTTGCACGAGCAGTGCAGGTAGAGGCAGCACCAAATACTATGGATGAATACTGTGTTGCTGTTTCTATTCTGAACAGAGTTAAATCTCCTAGATTTCCTAACTCAGTTGCTAATGTAGTGTATGCACCTGGTCAATACGAAGGTTTCTTTTACCGTCGTCCAGCAGCAAAACAACATGTTATTGATAAACTTAAGAACACAGACAAACTTCTAGAAGCTTACAGTATTATTGGTGACAGGACAGACTTTAAAGGACAGAGTATGCTAAGATACCGTGTCGCATCACAAGATCCCATGTGTAGCAATAATGGAAACTTCTATCATTACCATTGGCAGTCATGATTACTAAACCTTTTACTGGAATCCCTGCACCTGAGTATTTACCTGATGATCCGTGGTTTGGACATGCAATTTACTCAAAAAAACAGCAAGACAAAATGATTGCTGAACTAGTAAGAGAAAATTTAATCCTTAAAGAAGACAATGCTAGTAGAGAACTAGACAATATCCACCAAATCATGTATAATTTATCTACTCAGTTCAAGTCTTACATCGGCGGATCAGAAAACGTTTGGCACTGACTCAATAGCTCAGTTGGATAGAGCAACTGCCTTCTAAGCAGTCGGTCGTAGGTTCAAGTCCTACTTGAGTCGCCTTGTCGTTGTGGCGGAATTGGTAGACGCGATAGATTTAGGTTCTATTGTCCTAGTGGCGTGGAGGTTCAAGACCTCTCAGCGACATTAAATACTAAAAACAACAATTAAAATGAAGTATCATTTGTATGATGAAAATTACACACATAAAGGTTCTTTTGAATCTATACAAAAGATGAGGAACTACTTGTGTGAGTGGAAATATGACAACAATGATAAAACATATATGGATGACACATTTGATTTTATCAAATCAATTAAGTGGCATTGGGATATTGAGCAGTAGTTGACATCATCTACAAATTACACTATACTTTAGAAAAAGTCCTTAGACTATATAATTAACATTATGCAAATTTTCCTAGACACAGCTGATTACGGAGAAATCAAAGACCGATATGAAACTGGTCTAATTTCTGGCATTACTACTAACCCTACACTAGTCCGTAAGTCTGGTGTAAGTTACTTTGATTTTATTTCTTTGCTCTCTAAAGAGTTTAGTTTTGAAAGTATTTCAGCAGAAGTTAATGGAAACACTGCTAGTGAAATGATTGAGAATGCTCAACAATACATTGCTATTGGATCTGAAATTACAATTAAACTTCCTCTTACTAGAGAAGGTCTAATTGCTTGTAAAGATCTATCTGATGATGGCATTCAAACTAACGTAACTCTTTGTTTCTCTGTTGCAC